GACTATACAAATGTACTTGACGAGTTGGATTTAGTAACAAACGCTATTCCTGATAGATTATGGGGTAAAGAAGGTTTGAAAATCTTTGTACCTAGAAATGTAGCTAAAGCGTATGTACGTGCATTAGGTGGATTCGGTTCGGGTGGATTTGGTGCAGCGGGAACAAACGCAACGGGTACGCAATGGTATCAAGAAGGTAGCGGATTGTCTTTTAACGGCGTTTCTTTATTCGTTGCAAACGGTTTACCTAGTAATGTAATGGTAGCGACAACAACGGAAAACCTAGCATTCGGTTGCGGTCTTCAAAATGATACTAACACGGTTAAGTTTATCGATATGGCTGACATTGA